TACCTCCGAAGTTGTTACACTAATGACTCTCAATGATACAGTAACAAGATGATGGGAATATTTTTCTGCCATCCCAAGACCAAAGATTCTTGCTCCCTGACCACCTGTCTGTACGTTTGCATCATAACCAATGATACCACCATCAAATATAACTCCTGCATATAACATCGCAGGAAGTTTCGTATCTAGAGTTGCCGCTTGACGCGTTGACCTTACTATCTGTCTTTCCCGAAGGATATTATCTACAGCAGTTCGTTCTACAACTCTAAACCATGATCTATCACTATAGTCTGACAAAGCACTAATGAGGTAGTTTGCTCCCCCCTGCGTTACGGCAGTAGAGAGAGTCTGCGTCCCTTGCGCACGTTGTCCAGTCAAGTCGGCATAACTATATACTGCCGCATAGACCTTCCCTCGTTCTGGTGGATCAGAGTAGTAGTTACTCTTTTCCTGTGTTACTGGTTGATAATTCTCTGGATCGACATTAGGTGGGGTATGCAAAGTTGCACAACCACTCGCCATTATTGCCACCAGAAGTAACCCTAATTTTCCCATAACTTATTATATCCCACCTACTGGTATTACTATCGTAGTAGTAGTACCGTCCGGTGAAGTAATAGTCAATGTAATAGTAACACCATCACTGGAGTACGTTACAACATCATCCCCTAAGTTGAATGTACCATCTGACTGAGGATCTTCCCCAAACAATGATTCAACCAACTGCTTAGACAACTGAGCATATACTCTAGACTCGAAGTTGTTTAGAAAACGTTGTGAGTTGCTATTCTCAAAATCTCTTTCTATTTCTCTTAGTCGTGATTCTTCCCGATCTCTTTCTGTCTCTTTGTTTCTTTGCTTCATCTGCTCTTGCGTCAAGATGTGTGCAGAGTATCCTATCCCACTAAATGTAGGAGTGTTAAACTCGTAACTATCCTGTGCTGTCGCTTTCTGTACTATCGTTACTAGTATCACTAGTAGAAGCAAGTTCTGTGCCAACTTTATCATATCTCTCGCCTTTCTCTTCTTGTTGTTGCAGTATCATATTGAGTTTCGTTTGTAGTCGGATCAAGTCGTTGTCCAACATTCTAACTCTGTCTATGAGTGCAATTAATGTCATATGAGATTCGGATATGACTGGATCAACTTCCTCAGTCACCCATCTCCAAATATATAATATGAAGTATCCAAGACCACCTGCGGCAATTATCGGGAAACCATACTGCCCTATCGCGGTTGCTAATTCTTCCATTATTCTGTCTTGCTACCTATATGTATCAGGGTACCTTCTTCATTCACTGTGAAGGTATCACCTATGTTAAACAACCGACCTAGTATCTCATCAGTTGTTGTTTGTTGGTCACCACCAACTCTAAAGTCTTTACCATTCTGTTTGATGTGGTAACCAACCCACAAAGAACCTAAGTTATCAATATCTGACATTAATCTTTCCTCGCATCTTTCTGACCGTCTGCTCTGGCAATACGATCCATGTCTGGTTTAATATGAAACGCGTGTGACATCAAAACATCAATGCGAACGAGTTCATTGTTCATGGTCTTGATTCTATTATCAAGTGCCATAGCAAACATACGTTGTGTCTTAATGTCATCAAGCACACCTGCAAGAATAAACTTGAGGGTGAGGAATACGAAGAATCCTCCTGCCAAGGCAGACGCTATAGGGAAACCTACGTCTCCTATGAATGATAAAAACTCCAAAGTATATTCCTGTAAAGTAGACTAACAAATCTATTTATACAAGAAGCGACTTATACTTGGAGTTTCTTTATTGCATAGGTTCGAAAGAACTTATTGTGGAAACACGAATGTCTTCCCATTTCTCATTAACGAGATCGTACACGACAATAGTAGAATTGTCTTTGTGTTGATTTATATTAGTGGTAGTGGCATTACATACAAGTTCTCTGCCAGTCAACCAGTGACCATACTTGATACGCACGGTACCCTCTTTCAACATATTAAGTAATGCTTCGGTATTAATCATCTTCGACCTCGAATTGAGTATTAAATATATGTAGTAATAGATCCGCATAGTGAACTTGCGTGTCTTCGTCTGGGTGACCGTGGTCTTTAATCTGGTACTGTTCTTTTCCTAGCGAGAACAGATCTTTGTATCGACCTAATCCTAATCTACACCTGTCGTGTAATCCTTCTATCTCTCTTTGGATATGATTCATCCACTCAGTCCAAGGTTCTTTAGACTTACTGTATCGAGGTTTCATAAAGTCGAGATAGTTCTGCCACATCCTTTCGTGAAACACTCCCTGCACTAACTTAATGTCCATAGCATCACACATAGTCTGTAGTGCCGTCATATATGTTAATGTTCTTATCATCCCTGTACGGATAGTATCATGCACATCATAGTATTGTTCTAGTAGATCAAACAATTCTGGTTTAACGCTGTTGGTACGCGAAGGAGAGATCTGAGTCATACATTCATATCGTTTGATCTTCATCTCTTGCTCATAACCAACAGGATGATTCTCTGCTACTTCATCGCGTTGCCATGCAGACCAGATCACAACAACGTGACTAGGTTTCTCTTCTTTTGATAACCAGTCTACTGTATCACGAAAGATCTTCTGGTTACATCCACCACAGGTGGCAAGGTTCATATAAGGAACACCCAAATGACCTGCCAGAATAGCAGTGAAGGTTAGATGTCCGTGCGAGGGAGGACTGTCATCGTAACCTTCTAGTTCATCTCCCCAGACGAAACTGCAACCATTAGTTAATAGCATTAATAAAGTTCTTCTCTTCTGTTATTGAAAAAAGCATTTCTGCAAAGTCTGTATGGGCATCTTCGTCTGCGTGACCATTAGGTCTCAGTGTATATTTATCCTTTGAGATATTCCACAATGCGTGATAATGACCTAACCCGATACGATTTTCATGTCTCAGTCTACGCATCTTAGTCGATACTGCAACCTTGTAGTCTTCGTACCCATCACCCTTCAGAGTATGTAGGTAGTTCAGATACATATCACCATGCACAACACCCATTAGTAATTTGATACCCATATAGTCACACAACCATTGTATGTGTTCCATGTAGGTCAACCCCTGCATTATCTGGGTATGCATGGTTAATACATTCTCGGTATATGCTTTTAGAATCTCAGCACGTTCCAGACCACCATCCTCTGCCTTGTTGTCCCATTGAAAACTACCTGACCTCTGAGAAGGAATGATCTGGTTCATGTTAGATTCTTGGGGGATAAGGATCTCTTGATCAGAAGGTAATGCGAAGTTCTCGCACAGTTCGAACCGACCCCAGTTCGTCCACATGATACACAACAAACCAATATCTTTGTTAGTCTTATGTATGAAGTCTAGGGTCGTTCGAAAGATCTTAGAGTTCGATGAACCATTTGTTGCGAGATTCAGATACTTCTTATCAAAGTGATCCTGCGCTAACTTATACGCAAAGGTATGTGGATCTTGCTGATTGTCCTCATATCCTTTTAGTTCATCACCATAGGTAAATGAATCTCCGTTGAAGACCATGATGTTGTCGGTATATGCCATTAATCATTTTCAAGGTCGTGGGTATGTAGTGCGAGTAATGCGTAATGTAATACCTTCATAAGATCCTTACGATGATCTGCCACCTCACCCTTGTTGCCATAACGAGAAGAATACTTATCCACATTACCAAGGAAGAAACCCATACCACGACCACGGTCAATGATTACTTCACTAGACTGAATACCAGAGGTACAGTAGTGAGCATCATAGGTGGAGTCGATATAGTTCCTGAACTGGTTTATCAGGTTACCTTCGTTGAACTTGTACTCAATAGGGGGTGTGCCTGATTCCGTTGCCGGAATCGTTACCTTGAATGCGGCAGGATCAGTACTATAGTTAGTATGCGCATAGATCATACCTTTATCAACTGACCCCATCCCGGGCGACATCATTGCCAACTCTTGAGCAGAGATCCCTGCCGATAAGATTGGTTCATCTCTTTGTTCATCATAATGTCCCATCTTACTTCTCCTTACTGAATAACGTCTCGTACAACGACTCTAGGTCATCGAACTCAGTACGGACTTCATCCATGTTTGCTTTATGATATATAGCGGCAAGTTTGCGAATATGCTTCTTGTCGATCTCATGGTTCTCGAAGGTCACCAGAACAATGTCTTTGATCAAGTCCTTCTCTGCGTCAATGCGTGTCATACTGTCTGATATCTCTTTGATCGCATTTACAACTCGTTTCTGGTCTTCTGGTAATAGTTTGTTAATCAACACTTTCAATTTCCTCAATTAATAAATCGCGTAAGTCTCGTGCCTGTTGGTCACGAGGATCATGTTTTCCATGTCCGGGAAACTTGTATGCTAGTGTTATGCGGTTATCTCCTGCATAGGCACTATGCCAACAATGATTCTCAGGTTCATACTCAGGGCCAAAGTAGTAGTGACGTGCTTGCCACCCTGCTACGTCCTGTATAGTTACAATCTTATCATTTGCTTTGTCGTAGTAACGGAAGTAACCATTACCAGTTGACCAAGTAAATAGTACTTGATATGCTGTAGCATCTGCATTAGTGTGCCAACCCACGAACCCACCGGGAGGGTAGTAAGATAGTAACGCACTAGTGTGCGCACCTATCTCTGCCGCGAAGTCATACTTGACCTTCGCCATGAAACCCTTCCAATCTTCTTTGTTGGGATGTTCTCTTACCATCCTAGAGATTGGTTGGGCAAAGTGACGTACCGGCACACCCACAGTCTCAGGTAGGGCAAGACACTCTTCCAGATATTCTCTGTCACAGTAGTACTCACCCTTGTTCATATCTTCTACGGAACTATACATCTGACTTGGAGGATGGTTGTACTCTTCCTTCGAGAAGAACTCATCACTGAAACTGTTAAGAGTCTCAAGGAGTTTCACATTGCGTATAGTAATTTCCGACATTAGATGATGATACCTGAAGTTGCTTCAATCCATGCTTTCTCGAATGACTCGTTCGTAGGTACTACAAACAATACATCTTGGAAAGTTAGGTTCTTAGGTTTCTCAATGGCAGACATACACACACCTCGACCAAAACCAATCTTACCCTCTTCGCCACGCACGATTAATCGTGGGTCTGACACATTGACTGATCCTGCTTCAATACGTTCTAATCGCGCAATATACTCACCTACGCTTGTCATTACGGTGACGATATCACCTTTCTTCAGTTCACTCATTTTCTTCGGTTTCCTTAATTTTAGTTAATGTCCATTGATTATCTTCAGACAAGTCCCATTGTAACACATTACCCACCTGTAAGTCAAGCACTAACATCAATTCATCTGAGAATTCTATGCATTGATTACCTTCATCGTCTAAGACAACTTTAGTTATGTGCTTCATCACACGCCTCCGCAATGTCTGGGAAGTGTATCTTAATATGTTCCCATGCTTGTAATGCCACCTCGCGGTGTTCCTTCTGCGTTTCTATACCCATACGCAACTGACAATAATGTATCCATGATCGGAGTGACCCTGCCATGTATAATGTTGTCTCTGTGTTTCCTTCGGGTAATACTGCTCTTGCCTGTTCCTTTGCAATACCATTATCTAGTGCCCAGTTATATACCTCTTTGGCAGTACGGATAACTCGTGCTTGGGCAATAGACCAGTTCTCTGCTAAAGTAGGATCATCGGTCTCAATAGATGCTTGGCGATTCTTCGCGTCTTGCATTCGTGCTTCCCTTGATACAAAGTCTTCGGACTCGGCATATCGTTGACTGAACTCTTGATATGAAAACGAACGGTGACGTAGGATCTGTCTGCTAATGTCACGAGTTGTTTTGATTTCAAGAGTCATATGAACCATCTCAAACGGTGACCAATGCCCATGTTTGATTAGGTAACGTAACAACTTAGGTGCTGTATCAGGATTGTTCTGATTGGCAGGGTTGCTTACTCGTGCTGTATACGCAATCAATTCGTTTGCGTCCCAACAACCACTTGCGCCCACATTGGGTTTACTCAGTGCTACTAGATTTACTTCACTCATCTTCTTCGTCCTCTACTTCAATAATTTCTTCTGTAATTGTTAGGTCACCATGCTCTTCAAGGAATAACAACGTATCTCTAATCCCTGAAATTCTGCCGTAGTAGTGTCCCCACCACCATGTGCCACCCATCATTGCAAGGGTGAAGACAGTTTGCCATTCTGGACTCATATCTTAAACTCTCCGAACCTATTCTCTGCGTTCATACGTTGTCCTGAATTACTGTTGTCGAACACTGGGCCAGTATCCTCTTCTCTGTTCATAGGGTTGTCGTTCTGGTCAACATCATATAGACGCATCTTGTTACGATCAACACCAACGACAAACCTTTGGTTGACACCAGTCGCATCATTATAACGATTCTTCAACTGCTTAATAAGGATCTGGTTGTTGTTTGCCAGTTCTTCATTAGATATCAATGCGAACATTAGATCTGCCGTAGCAGGTAGACCAAACGACTCGGACGTATCTTCTAGACCAACATCATCATTACCATAACCACCACGAGTAGTCTGGGTCGCAGACATGATCGGTAGGTTAAACTCTACTGCCAGACCACGGATCTCTTCGGCAATACTCTTAATGTATGTATAAGAGTTGATAGCACCACCCATTGCTTTCATCCTTGCAGACGAACATATGTTCAGGTAATCAATATATATCACGTCTGGTATAAAGTTCTTCTTCAACTTCATCTCATTCAATAGCGCACGGAAGTGAGACGCGTTTGCCTGACCAGTCGGGTATTCTTTAATGATCAACTTACCTTGGGTCTTCTTGGCAACTGCCTGAACCTTAGAGGTAAACACATTCTTGGATAGATTCTCTAACTGATCGATTGCCACATTAAGTAAGTTAGCATCAATACGTTCTGCGACCTTCTCTTCGGACATCTCCATAGTGATATAGAGTACGTTCTTACCCATAGATAGGTTACCTGCGGCACAGTGACACATGAACAGAGACTTACCAACACCTGTACCTGCCAGTGCGATGTTCAGAGACTTCTTGACCAAACCACCCTTGGTGATCTGATTGAACATATCCAGATCGAACGGTATGTGTTCTTCGTCTCGTGTGTAGTAATCCCATCGTTCGTCAATGTTCTCTAGGTAGTCGTGACCAATGTTAGTATCAAAGGTAACACCCAGTGCTTTACTTAGGATCTCAGGTATGGCATTCTTGGATAGAGTCTGGTGCTTACCATCAATGATCTGAATAGATTCCATGATAGAGTTATAGACCGCACGGTCTTGACACCACTTCTCGGTACGTTCGAGCAACCACTCAAGATTCTCTTCCTTCTTCTCAAAGATGTTAGGAAGGATCTCAATGGCATGGCGGTATTGTTCATCGTTGAGTCGATCACCTTCATCGACCTCAATCTTGAATGCTTCCATAGTAGGAAGTTTGTTGTACTTAGCAATGAACTTAGTGAACTCAGAGAAGAGTCCTTTGTAGACACCTTCAAAGTAATCAGTATCGAGGAAAGCGGCAACCTTCCTCGCGTACTCATCATTAGTCAGTAAGTTCCTCAGTATCGTTTGTTCCAGATGTATCTCTTGCAATTTGTTCTCCATTATCTCTGTCTCGTGTGACTACCTTGCCATCACGAATACCATTCTCAATTATATCTTCCAGTATGTCTGCCGCGAACTCCTGTAACTCTACAACCTCGGATGTGGCATCAATCGGTGATTCAACAACCCTGAAGTCAAACCTCAAGTTCTCACTCTCACCATCAAACGAGATAGTTCCAAACCGTAGCACGGTCTCGGTGAACTCGCCACGCAGGATTCTTACATCCCACGCGGCATCGTTATCAACATACTCAACTGGTATCAATTCATAATGTATATCTTCTGATACCTTGTCTATATTAATCATCGTTACTTTCCACTATTATATCACAATCTAACTGAGTTGGCAACCCTATTTGGTATTGTTTTCGAACAAATTCTTTGAAGTCGCTCTCTTCGAAGATAGGTGCCCAGAACTCATCTGTCAGTGTTTGCTTGGTACGAAACTTCTGTTGTTCTGCTTCGGTGCCATGACATCGAGAGTACCAACCATTACTTGGTTTGATAACATATCCACCTGCCAGTGCGACTTCTAGTAGTCCAGAGTTCTTCTCAACACCACCATCCCAAGATACAGAGATCGGAATCTTAGACTTCTCTTTAACATAGCGAGACTTCTCTACGTTGATAATGAAGTCATAACCTGTAACCTCGGTACCAGTCTTAGTCTGTCTACGACCAAGGATCCAAATGTTATCCGCACTGTATGTAATACCAGTACCACCACCCACGATGTCCTTTGGAAACAGACCGATCTCTTTGTAGGTGTGGTTGACCGCAAGAAGAGGAATGTTCTTCATGGTCAAGTATGGTGTAGTCATACGGAACAGACTCTTGAGAGACTTGGCACGAGACATATCTGCCACACCCTTCTCTGCGAGAGTATCATCTAGTTCTTTCTTAGATGCAAGGTTACCGATAGAATCGATTACAATGATCACGTTGTCTTTACGTTCGATGTTCTCTAACTGAGACACAAGGTCAAACTTCAACTCTTCTATATTAGCAATAGGAGTGTGAAGAACCCTATCAGGGTCAATTCCAAACTGCTCGAAATAAGACTGGGGTGAACCGAACTCACTATCGTAGAATAGAACAATCGCATCTTTGTACTCCTTTAGGTACGCACCTGCCATAAGCAATGCGAATGATGTTTTAAAGTGTTTAGATGGCCCTGCCAGAACCGTCATTCCCGGAGTAATACCTCCGTCCATAGATCCACTGAGTGCCACATTTACCATGTGGGTATCAGTCTTTACATGATCCTTCTCGTTATAGAACACCGACTTCGACAGTACTTCCGTTGTCTTGATCTTGCTGTTCTTCTTCATTTTGTCCATTATACTCATTATCATTCTCTCCAAACGTTATATTATTTACTAATTCTCTATCATCTAATTCATACATTATACGGTATTTGTTGTTGATTGTCAAGACATTATTCAAGAGAGTGAACTCTGCTCCCCTTGCTTGACTAAACTTATATAATGCCATTGTGTCTTTGGGTAGACACGCACCGCCAAACCCCTTCTTCTTATCCGGGCCCGGAACTCTGGTGTGCTTGATACCAATACGATCATCCGCACCTAATGCGCGAGACACCACATTGTAACTACAATCAAATGAACTGACCAGATCCTTCAACTGATTGAAGAATGTCAACTTGGTTGCGAGATACGCATTTGACGCATACTTCACGAACGATGCCTCTGGCCCTGACATCTGGTAGAACTTCGTAGACTTACATCCACTGAAGAACTCATAGAAATCCATGACATCCTTACACGCGGCAGGTGTTCCACCAACCACATGATGTTCGGCATTAACAAAGTCTTCGTTGGCAGACTTCTCAGTCAGGAACTCAGGATTGTATGCGAACCTATCAAAGGATCCTTCGGGTATAGAGTTGTACAACCGATCAATGATATCAGGTGTTACTGTTGATTTCACAATAACAAGTGAGTCAGTATGGTTCATCAACTTCAGTACCGCATCTTCTACGATAGACGCATCCACGAATCCAGTGTCGGAGTTCTGTGGTGTTGGTGCGGTGATGAATGAGATGGTAGGTTGTGCCTTAACCAAGTCATCAATAGTCGTGCCATAGTTTGGATCTACAATAACGAACTCTATCAAGTCATGGTAGAATGCGTACTCTACTGCCTTACCAACGAAACCATGACCAACAATACCCACTTTGAGTTTGTTAGTCTTGCTGATCGATGTTGGTGGTGCTTCATTCACATCTGGTTTAACAGGTGCGTACTTATCAAAATCATCTGCCATTAGTTCATATACTCTTTATACCATTCATAAAAGTTTGCTACACCTTCCGCAATGCTAGTCGTGGGGGTGTAACCTAGTGCCATTAGTTTACTGGAGTTACTCCAAGTCTCTAACGTATCTGCCGGATGCTGTGGAGCATAGTTGATCTTTGCTTCGCATCCAGTGTTCTTCTCGATCTCTCTAACGAAGTCCATAAGGTCAACTTGTTGTCCTCGTCCAATGTTAAAGATCTCACCTGCCGGTAAATCAGCAAATAGAATACATTCAATACCACCAAGGATATCATCAATGTAGGTAAAGTCGCGCTTCATATTACCATAATTATACACTGTTATCTCGTTACCTGCAAGTATATTCTTTGTGAAGTCAAACAATGCCATGTCGGGTCTGCCCCAAGGGCCATATACAGTGAAGAATCTTAGACCAGTTGTGTTGAGTCCTGATCCCTGCATCTGACATTCGTTTGCCCACTTAGTCCAACCGTATGGGTTCAACTGCTTACCAGACTCCTTGCCCTCTGTCCACGGTAGTTCACTACCTGCGTAGACACATGAGGTTGACGCATAGATGATACGCACGTCTGGCAGATGTTCCTTACAGATATCAATGAGGTTCTGGGTAGCATCAATGTTGTTCGCATGGTACTGCTTCTCTTTACCGAACGAGTCACGAACACCTGCGTGTGCCCCAAGGTGAATGATATGAGTAGGCGCAAAGTCTATCAACAACTTATCCAGAGCAATCCCCGAACCGGGAATCATCCTCAAGTCACATGGCACCACATCGATATCGAAGTGATCAACACGTTTGACTTTGAGGTCTGGTTCGTATAGATGGTTGTTGTAGTTGTCTAATCCTTTGACTGTATAACCTTGATCACGAAGACGTGCGGTCAACTGTGATCCAATAAATCCTGCCGCACCTGTTACTAGTATTTTCATTATCCGTTCCTGTAGACGTATTCTAGGGCACGATCTGCTTCTCTTGCGAGAGGACGATTCTCGTACCACTTACCTGTTTCATTGTCAAACTCTTTACAGAGATCAGCAATCTGTGTAGCAGAGATAGGGTATCCGCGAGACACCGCACTACCTGCAACCGCGACCATGATCTGGTACATCTTATAGTACCATCCCTCACCGCTAATCGTTTGGTACTCAATACCCAGTCGCTTTGGCCAGAATGGACAATCTCTGTATGAGTTCCAATTGAAGTCAGTATTATTTAGTCCATTCTTACGATGCTCTATTACCTGCTTCTGCATCTCTGGTGGCATCCGATCAAAGAATGAGTTGCCAGTCTTCTCTACATAGGGATACTTAGCAATTACTTCAGATACATTAACTGGATTACCCCCCAAATGACTAAAGAAGAAATTATTAGCATTAGGGTATATCGCAGGTATGTAGTACATTCGAGCAAGATCTTTTGTCTGTGGATCACCAAGTTCGCCAATGGCAGTATTAAATGCGAACCAGAAGGGTTTGATTCTATCAGTTTCAATAGTTTCATCAAGTCGGAAGACCAGACGAAATTTAAGGTGTGTATCCCTAGAAGAAGCAGTACTGTAACACACGAAGTCAATATCGCGAAATCTATCAATGAGTTCATTCTTTAGTACCTCGATATCAGAAGAAAAATCATGGTCATCCACGTCAACAGCGCACCAACCACCCCAACGTAAAGTATTAGCATTACTACGCGTGGTACCAGACTCAAACATAGCAGGAGTAATAAGAGGACTAGAATTTCTACCACCTTTCTCACCTTTATTCTTAGACAGTCCTTCTAGCAGACCAACGAACTCACCCCAAGATTGTACAGCAACCTTGCGATGAGTCTTGTTGTCAAACTGAGACTGAAATATTGTTAGTTCGTATTTAATCATAGGTACTATTATAACACACTAAGT